GCGTTGAAGATGTCTTCCAAAATTTCTTCCGGGGAATACTTAAACAACCCGTCCACGTCTTTCACTTCCACGCGTACACGTTCCGCGCCTTGCACTTCCGTCACGAACAAGTTGCGGATCCCCGTAATGCAACGCTTCAACGTCTCTTGCCGGATCATGTTGTAGCGTTTGGTGAAATTGATCTTTGCCTTCGTCAACTTCCCGTGGCACTCTTCCACGCGTCTGATTTCAAACGCTGTAAGCGGAGTGATACACACAGAAAATTGTTCACCTTCCGGCTTTTCCCTGTTGTCGCGGAAGTCCGGAGAATACCAAACCTCTTGATCCTTGAAAACCGTGATGTCCATCCTGATAGCCCGCCTTTCAGTGTCTAGGTAAACGCCAAGGTAAATTCGTCATTGCCGCTTGACCCCATGGCCACAAACGGCACGGTCACCATGCAAACATCTGCCTCGGGGATTTCGATATTTTCGAAATCAAACTCGCAATAGGTCATCGTGATCACGCACCGCGTTCCGGCTGCCGCGCCAATGGTCAAAACAATGGCCTTCTTGGTCGATACGTCCTTGCGCTTGGCGTATTTGATCAACCAATCTTTGCGCGCTTTGAATGTGATTTTTCCAGTTACATCACGGAACCCCGGCCACAAATCCGATGGATATTGAATAAGCGCCTCGTCCGTGTTGGCCTTGAAATTGTTTTTCAACGTGACTTCAAAACCCGTTGCATAGATGGTCCCGCCATCCAAAGACACGCTACCCGAGATACCGGCCAAAGGACTGCCAGCCGTGGTTTCTGTCGGCATGTACGGAATAACCGCTGCCGCAGTATCCGCGCTAAGTGTGGTTTCCAATGTGAACGAAGGCCGCGCAGTGGCCACGGTTACCTGATACCCGGTGCTTGTGTTTGTATTCGCTGCAACTTGCACAATTGAATTCTGTTCAAAATTCCAGGCGTCTGCCGTAGCAACAACCATGGTTGCGCTTCCAACCATTGCACCGTTCAGCGTGCTTGTTCCTGTTTGGGCGTGCCCCATTGCGCCACCCTCGAACTTGACCGTTGGGATCCCTCCGCCACTCACCGAGATAGTCATAGTATCGACCCACGCGCCCCACACGCATTCTTGCCAAATGCCCGGGATGTGCCGATACATGGTGTTCGTATAGGCTGTCTGGTCCTCGGTTGTGCTGTACGTGTCACTTGTTCCGCCCACGTTCGTGTATGCGCCAACGGCGGCATAGTACAACGGATGCAAATCCGGCGGGGTTCCTGCCGTTCCACTTGGGATAATTTCAGACTCGACAGACCACGGGCATTCAATCTTTCCCGTCACGCGCTCCATGATGGTCTTTGTGCTGTTTTTGAGTCGACGCGGCTTGCGGTCTGGTTTCCATCCAAAGTCGGACTTCAGGATCTTTGCTGCATCCGCCCCGGCCGGCTTAACCCACGTTCCATTGACGGTTTCCTGTTTGGCGTAAAAAAGTTCGTTTCGTCCAAGTGCATGATTTTGCGTTAGTCCCATGACTACTTATTCTCCGTGTCCAGGGTTGTGTTTTGGGGTTCGATGGGTTCTGCCCCATCAACTTTTTCAAAGTCTGCGCGAGTAGACAATTCTTCAAGCACGTCCGGTGGCCCAGAGATAGTATCCCCAGGCATCACGGGACGTGTACCAAGGCGCACGCGCCCTGGCTCATCTCCGATGTATTTGACGGCCCACATTATGCGTACAGGCGCTGCGCCCTTCAATTCTTCCTCTGCGCGTATGGGTGTTTCGCGTTCTGGTGTTTTCCGTGGCATTATGACGCTCCTGTCGTGCGCTGATACGCAACGTCAATGTCAATGTAGAACCAACCATCTGCCCCGCTGTCCGGGTCTGACTCGTTTGTTTCAACGCCCTTAATGGTTGACGATACACAATACCCGCCAAGTGTAGTGTCTGCCTCGATGGCGGCTATCACGTCATCAATAAGATTGTTGATTTCCGCGCTACGCGTAGCCCACGTGTTGGAATTGGCAACGTACCCGACAACAACAACGGGCATGGTGAATTGCACCATGTCGCAATGATGATGTTCTGCCGTCTCAAGTCCTACAGCGAAAGCAAGGTATGGTTTCTGCGCGCTTGGTACGTCTTCCACCGGGCGCACCGTTTCCTCAACCGTGGTGACTGTGGTCTTGTACCCTCCCGCAGCAGTGATGCCCTGTAGAGTCGACTTCAGGTCAAGCAAGATAGACGTGCGAGTTGGGGTTCCCATGCTATCCCACCGTCCTTGCTTCTGTTTGCCCGCGAGAGATACACACGCCAACGTAGTTTCCAAGGATCAACATGGTTTTCTCGATGATGGGCGGTTGTGCGCGGCGTAGGTATTGGTTGCCGGTGATGCGGACGGATTTCTTCAAGGCGTAATGCACGCGCATACTTGCCGCGCCTTTTTTGCCTTTGCCTATTTCAACAAGGACGGGATCTCTGCCCTTCTTTTGGATGCAAACCAGGCTGCCTTTTGGCCATTGTCTCGGCCAGCCACGCGTTCCGCGTTTGGCGGTTTCACTCACGGGAACAGCCAGCCACCCGTTGGACCTGCGTGACTTGACCGTCCCGCCTTCGTCCTGGATGGGCGCATACACAAGGTCAGACATTGCGCCGGCAGTTGCCTTTTCGGGAGATGACATGATCAGTGTAGGTCGCAGAAATGACCTGCGCAACCCACCGTGCGCGTGCCCTTGCCCGCGGGGCACGTAATCTCCAATGATTTTACCCGCCGCGAGTGCGGCATTCATTACGCTTTGAACAAGTCCCGCGCCCAGGTTTTTCTTGATTTTTTCCAGTGCGTCTACTGGGTCTTGCCCTGTTTGGCGTATTTTTGGGCTAATACTCATGGGCCACCCTAAGCCCCTGCTCCCCCAGTGCCTGGATAGTCCTCCCGGCCTGGGAGAAACGCCGCTTGGCGTTCGTCGCTGTCGCTTTCAATGTCGTCTGCGTCGTCAACAGAGTTTTCAGACCAATACGGTTCCGCGGAAAGCATCGTTTCTTCGGCCAATTCGTCAAGCAAGTCCTTGTATTGTTGGAACTTTTGCGACCTTGTGGCTGAGAACCGTGCGCCGCTTCTGTCTGTCTCGCGTGCAAACTTGGCAAGTATCCGACGCACACAACGCTTGGCCGCCCCGTACACGTCGGAACATTCCGACAATTCAAAGTTGATTTCTTCGTCCGTAAGAAGGGGATCTGTGGAGTCTGTGTCTCGGATAATATGCCGCACCTTGGAAAGGTCGGTTGATATTGTTCCGGACCACGTGAAGGTCATTTTTTGCCTGCCTTACGGCGTTGGCGCCCAATGACGCGCTTGACGGTTGTTGCAATGCTTTCGGGTTCTTCTGTAATAACCGGAGTGGTTTCTACGGTCATAGGCACGGGCACGGGTGCAGGAACGTCCTCCACCAACTGGATGCGCAACGAAGGGGAGGTGTTCCCCGACGCTACCGCGGGGGTGGCAACGGGGGCCTCCCCCTCGGGTTTACCCTCGGCAGTTTGCAGCGGGCCCGCCGGGGGCAAAGTGTTGATCACTACTGGCGCAAGTTGCACATCGAGCGCGGGCGCGTGCTTTGCACACTTCTCCGCATGACGTTCCGCCATGCCGCGCAGACGTTCCGAGTCGACAAGCAATTGCTTTGACTCTTTACAGAGACGCGCAAGTTCGTCCTCTACCTGCTTGATCTTTTCCCCGACCGTCTTCCTGTTGCGTTCATTGTCCGCAATTTGACTTTCCAGGCGGTGGGCGTTTGCTTCTTCTTCGTGCCGTTTGGCTACACGGATCATTTCCATAGCGCGTGCGTTGTCCACGTCAAGCAACGCGCCGGTTTCAACATGTGCCTTAAGGATGTGCGGCAACCAACTTTGTGCTTCAGGAACGGGTTGACCATAAGTGCGTTCAACACCGTCAATCTGTAATGTCCTGCCCGCTACGAACATTCGATACTCCACGGAGGTGGGAGGGGCAGCATCACTGCGACCCCTCCCGGGTTTATCTGCCCAAAGGAGACTAGGCAGTCAGGTCGTCAATGAAACAACCGCAAGACGCGCTCACGACCTTCATGTCGTAGAAGATTTCGGTTTCGTAACGCGTTGTGGTCTTCTCATCGATGTCAAACTGACGTCCAATGACGCCATTTTGGGCCGCGCCCTCGTTACCCTTCCACACGAAGGTGTACATGGCGCTGATCTTCTTGAGGCCCGGATTCGGGTTGACGTAACCAAACCAACCATCATTCGTGTTGATCAGGTTCGCCAAGGACGAAGTAGCGCCCTCTGCGGCGCTTTCGTACACACCGCCGGCCACGATCAATGTGTCGAGGCCAAGGAAGTCTGCCAACATTTTCTTGTTGGACACGACCCCATTCATGGTGGCTTGCGTGTACTGCAAAGCGTAACGCACAACTGGGTTCACGATCAGGTGTCGATACACGTTGTATCCAATGACGCCAACGTTCGGCTCTTTGCCAATCAAAGCCTTCATGGCTGCTTTGATTTTCATCAAGTCCGATTGAGGATCGCTGGTTGAAACGCTCCAACGCAGCACTTCGCTTGAACTTGGCGTGCCGGACCCTACACCGTCCCAATCCAACGTCCACACCGAAGTGGCCATAGCTTTTGACTGCCAAGTGTAGTCAAGTTCCAAGCGGATTTGGTTTGACAGGTACTCAGACGCATCTTGCGCCACGTTGAACGCGGCATCGGCATCGGCGGCATCAGTCCAGTCTTCATCCTTGTGCACGGCCTTACGCACGCAGGCGTAAGTGTCGTTCGAGACGGAATAACTTCCGCCTTCGGACTCAGACGAAGATCCCCGCACTGCCATCTCGCGCCGATTCCAATCACTGAAGGAATACGTGTAGTATTTCCCCTCTTGATGATCGACATCGACAAAGGGCGCGGCCTGGAAACCGACAAAATCCTTGTCTTCTTGCATGGCCGCAACAGTGAGATTGGCCAACGGTTTGCTGAGGTTTCTGGTGTTTCTGGTTGGACTAGGCATTGTTTTTTCCTTTCAATCGGTGTCAGTCCTACTGATACCCGACCTCCCAAGAGATGATTTTGACCGCAGTTACGCCGGCCGCGTTTAAGTATCTGAAAAACGGGATGACCCGAGTTCCATCCGTAAAAGTGAAAGCCGCTACGGCCGTTGGGGTCGCAAGCGTTCCTTCGGTAGTGGCATCGTGTTGATAAGTCACCACGCCTGCCGCACTAACCTTCACCTTGACAGTGTGGGTCCGCGCCGTGAAGTCCACCGTTTGCGTAGTGGAAGTTGTGGTTGTGGCTGCCGCGCCGATCATGGTTTCCAACTTGATAAGGGCCGGGTCTGCGGCCGTGCAAATAGAGAAACACGCACTGTCGTTGTAATCATCATACGCGGCTTGAACGATTTCGGCAGACCGGAATCCGATTTGGAGATCATCGGTTCCATCGTTGTCGTCAAGCTGATATTTAACCATCATGTAAAAGGCCGGATCGATACCAACCGAAAACGGCGTGCCGGTTGCGCCAAGCCAGTTCGTGAAGATTTCCATGCCTTCATCGTTCGTGCCGTCGCCCGAGATATCAATTCCGCCGGCAACGCACGTGGGGCCCGTGACAGTTCCGCCAGCGCCCAAGGCGGCGTAACTCATGACGAGCCCGCCCGGGGTGTATGCGTGATTTAGGACACCAGTGCTTCCATCGGCAACGGTGCCATCGGGTTGTACGTTGGCTGTCAGGTCGGTGGCTGCAAGAGTTGAGAAATCCTCTTTGCAAACCTTCCCGCCGAAATAGGTTTGCACAATTCCGCCCGGGATCACGTTGACTTGGCGAATGTCGCCACTCACGCCGGTCTCTAACGCGTAAGCAATGACACGGTAAGAATTCACCGAGCAGGTGATCAGGTGCCCACTTGCGTCCGTACACAGGGGATCCCCCACCGTGACACTTCCGCCAAGTTTCGCCTTGGTGATGCCAAGGATCGTCACATTGGCGGTTTCGCCGGACGTGGGATCGTTGGTAAGGATTCCGATAACGCCGCCATCCCCGAGGGTAGAGCAAACGTTGTACCCGGAAGCCCCGAGTTTGACCGCGTGGTACTGATACGCGGAAAGATCTGCGGCAGCAGCCGCGTCTTTATTCAGGATTGGAATTTCTCTCGCCATGGTGTTTTCCTTTGTTTTTGTTACGGTTTATTGGTAACCAACTTCCCAATTCTTGATCAGGATCGCGCCAGCCTGTGCGGCGTTGGCGTGTAAGAACCTAACGACAGGCAACAACTGGTCGCCGTCATCAAACGTAAAGGCATCCACTGCAGACGGGGCTGCAAGTGTACCGGGCACCGCGATGTCGTGTTGCACAGTGCAAACACCCGCTGCAGACACAAGGATCTTGAACTGAATATCAGTCCCTTGTGTGAAGGTCTGCGTGGTGTCTTTGTACGCGCCCGCCGCACCGTTCAGCTCATGGGGTTGCTTCAATGCGCCGGGGTCGGCGGCCGTATTCAAGCCCAAGCCACAATACGTGTCATAGTCCGTCATATTGGCTTGCACGGTTTCGAATTTACGGAAACCGACAAAGAAGTCGTCCGTGCCATCAATGTTGGCAATGCTAAATTTCACAAGGAAATAAAACGCACCGTCAAAACCAACAGAAAGTAACCGACCATCGGCAGGCCCCCAATTACTGAACAGCTCCAAGCCCTCGTCGTCAGTCTGATCGCAACTCACATCGATCGCGTCAGTTGCGCCAACCGGACCAAGGATAGTTTGCCCTGCACCCAATACCCAGTAACCAAGGTTCAGCCCGGTGGGGGTAATGCAACGGCACAAGGCCCCTGTAGTTCCCGGGGCCGCGGTATGATCCCACTCTTCAAGAATAGGAGCGTCTGCGGAAGTGAGCCCAGAAAACGATGCGCCAACTATCTTGTTTCTGTCCCAAACGGGCAGTGTGCCGTTGGAAGTAACCTTTTTCCCAATTCCAGCGATTGGAAGGCGACCATATGCCGTGGCCGAAGCCTTGAAGGGCAAGTCCCCGGTGGCATCGCTTCCTACCGTAACATCCGTCACGGTGATGGCACCTGCGGTCAGGGTCGCGTCCCCGGACATAGTTACCCATGACGCGGTAGTCCCGTCGGCCTGCAAGAGTTGGTGCGCCGTCCCTACTGGCAACGGCGAAGGCTCGCCATTGGTGCTGCCGATCACGATCTGCCCAGTAGCAAGACGATTCGATAACTGGTAGATAGTTGCGGCCTCCGAAGACGCTGTAACGTTCGTCAGGCGAACCAAGAAATGGCCAACTTGCCCGCGTCCAATTTCGATCGTGGTGGGTGAAAGCGTAATACCTGCACCAGCCGTCAACGTGATGGTTTCGGCAGCATCGGCAGTGTTTACGATGTAGAAATCCATCCAAGCGCCAATGACGGAATTCGTAAAAGCGCCAACAATATTGACTGCAGTGTCGGTAACATCCGTTCTGGATGCGCCTGCCGGATCGCGGAGATACACGCCGCCAAGGATTCCGGCGGCAAGGTACGTGTAAGCGCCTGCTGTGGAGTCCGTTGTTGCTGAACGCTTGCGGTATCTGTCGATCAGGGACACAAGGCCCGGGGTTGATGTAGACCCGGACGCATCTCCGGACACGCTTGCCCACGCAGGGGCCGTAGCGCCCGCGTTCATGCTGAGAACTTGACCGGCCGTGCCCTTCGCGAGCCTCTCGAAAGTATCTGCCGCGTCACGGTACACAAGATCGCCGGCCGAGTCTCCTGCAGAGGTCGTACTAAAATCGGTAACCGTCAAAGTTCCGTTTGCTGCGAGGGTTGCATCACCGCCAATAGTTTGCGCCGCAGCAACGCCGGCCGCAGACCCAATCCAGATCTTGGTGTTTGCCAACGCAACGCCATCAACCGAATACAGCCCGCCAATATCTACGTGCATCAAACCTGTAGATGTTGCAGCTACTGTCTCCAACGCGTAACCAACAATGGCTTGTCCAGCCGCAGCGGTTTCAAGAGAACCCGTTGCACTCGTGGCCAAAGCATCACCGCGAGTCACGCCAGATACAGTGTAAAACGTCGCAGATCCCTGCGTCTTCACGCGTGCATCCGCGTCGGCAACGGGCGCGTTCTGCAAGATACCTTGCGCCACTTCGCCGGCCGTGGAACATTTCACCCACTTGCCCGCGCTATTGATCTTCATGGCCAAGTATTGGCCAGTTGTCGAATAGTCTGCGGCAGCAGCTAAAACTTCGCTGTCTTCCGTGCTCGGGACCATGCCCGCTTGGCACAAGAACACTTGACGGATGTCATTCGATACGCCCGCTTCGGTGGCGTATCCAATGACAAACTCCGTATCCTCGTCTGCCTTTACAAGTTTGCCTGCGGACGTGACACACAGTGGGTCGCCAACCGCCACCGTGCCGCCTAGTTTGGCTTTCGCCAAGCCAAGCAACATGACAGAAGCAACCTCGCCCGAGGTGGGGTCATTCGTCAAAATGCCAATG